TATAGACCCGTTGAAAGTAACAAGGACTGCACTTGAAAACGCAGTGTCGGTTGCGACTACTATACTTTCAACTAATGCTATTGTAACAATGGCACGTTCATACGAAACAAATTAAATCAATGGGTGTAACTGTTAGCTTTTAAACTTGGTCGTTGCGGAGCGAGTCAGAGCACCCTTTATAACTTAAAACAATAATTATGGATAATGAAATATTTGACTATTACAGACAGAATCAATTTAAAATAAAAGAAGCTATACGCCTATTAAAAAAGAATGGGTACAATGTATACAAAGCACATCAAAACCTAGGTATAAAAATTACAGAAGATGAATTGTCCGCGATGTAATAAAGAAGCAATATGGGGAGCAGACCATAGCTATGAGGATTATGGATTAGAAGGCGAAGGAATAGTATCAAACCTTTCATGCCCTAACGATGACTGCTCAGTAGAAACAATTTTAATTTATGAAACATTATGAAACTAATAGGAAGAAACTTATTAATAACAGAAATTAAGGAAGAGGTTAAGACATCGTCAGGATTATTACTATCCACTGAAGACGTATCTAAATTTAGATACAGTAAAGGTAGAGTAGATAGTGTAGGGTCTGATGTTAATATAATTAATGCTGGAGATGAAATCTATTACGACAAGTCTAATAGCCACAAGATGATTATAAATGACGAGAAGTATACTATAATTCAAGAGTCTTCGGTTGTTGTAGTCCTATAACTTTTCTGGATATAAAATATGTAATGAGTAGTTTAAAAACAGTTCTTCTCCTTTCAGTATTACTTGTGTTGCCTTTGCTACTAAGTCATTTGTTTCATTATATAAAAAACAAATATTGGGATAGTTAGAGTGGTTGGTGTATCTGCCTATGTATGTTTTATATTTATTATCTATAGAAGCCATTCCTATAATTTCACCCTTAGCTATATCTTTCTTAGCGAACATACCGTATCCATGAACCTTTGATTGTTTACAGTAGACAGACTCGTAGTTTATTCTCACAACAGAACCAGTCTCTGATAATTCATCAAGTTCTTCTATTGTTATGTTCAGTGCATCAAGCGCAGGCTGAATGTCAAACTTATTTTTTTGATTCACGAATTTCTTTATTAAGTTCTATTATAAAATTTCGATACACCTTGTCGGTGTATGATACGTTCTTGGCGAACATAGGATTAAAGGAAGTGCTTGTTGGAATTTCTTTTCCTTCTAGCTTATCGTATATACCGCTAATTATTCTTACGGTCTTATATGATAGCTGATAGATTCCTCTTTTGTTTTTAGAAGCTTTCCTAAATACTTCAATCCACTTATCTCGAAGCAGCTTATCAAATCTATTAACGTCCCAAGACAGTAGTTCATCAAACTCTTCAAACCTGTCTTTAGAAAAATATTTTTCAGAGTAAAGAAACAACAGCACATCTAAGTCTGCCTGTGTTAATCCATATTTAGCTTTTATAAAATATCGTATAACTCTCCAGTACTTTAGATAATTAGAATTAGAATTAGACATAAATAAAATTTTGTAACTTTGCAATAAAGATAATAAAACTATGCCAGATAAACCAGAAAAAGAAACGGGAAAAGAAACGGGGATTAATAAAGAAGCACTAGACGCTTTAAATTTTAAGAACAATATTCTAGCCAAACTTCGAGCGACTAAGAATAAAAAGAAGACTAATACTAAAAGTACAAATAAGAAAACAACAGCTTCTATACGGGGACTAGGAAGATTAGGACAACACTCTAAGGCGTATAGAAAAAGAAATACTAGAACAGCATAATGGGAACAGGTATAGGAAACGGAAATGGAATACCATTTCAAGAGAGGCGCAATGAAGATATTCCAGAGATATGCTTTATAATAACCGAGGATGATGATTTCTGTGAACAAGAAGTAGTGATTGGAGATAGTAGAATGAAACCAGAGCTCTGTATATAATAAAAAATAAAATAATTAAAGATGGCGAATAAAAAATTTTCACAGTTTGTTGCAACAGTAAATCAAGATGACGTAGATTTTCTAGTTGGATACAAAGACTTAGACAACATGCAGATACCTACAGATAGAGTGGGTGTCTTTTATACCTTAGATGCAAACGAAGTTGGAACTAACGAGGTTGATATAGAACTAACAGGTTCTGATAATTCAATTAGTGACATTCAATTAAAAGGTGAGAACGGAATAGAAATCTCTGAGTCCGCAGGACAAATAACAATCTCCAGAGAAAGAGGAGCATTGTTTTCTGTAGTAGGTATATGGAAGAATTTATTTGGTGGTGACCCAGGAATATTTGGAGATACGCTAGAGTTTGCAGCATCAGCATCTCCTGTAGCGGCAAACAGCTCTGTGTTTCAAGTACCTTTTGATTGTAAGCTTGTATCTGCTAGTATGAAGTGGATACACGACACAGCTTTAAACAACATAGCAGCTGGAACATCATGGGATGTATCTGTTAGAACAATGATAAATAATCAAGCTTCTGCTACAGACACATCAAATTATAGCGCAGTATCAACATTGCTCCCAGGATTATCATTAACTCAGGTTGACACAGGGACCTTCCCTAATAAAACATTTACTGGTAATATATTATTATCAGCAGGAGACATAATAAATATAAGTGGAACAATCAATGGTGGAACTATTCCAGCAGATGATGCAGAGATGGAAGCTTACTTAATTTTTGAACAAATATTATAAATGGCAAAGAAGGGAAGAACAAAAGGAAATAAAATTTGTGCAGCTGGAATTTCATGGGCAAAGAGAACCTTTGACACATACCCTTCAGCCTATGCGAATATGGCTGCGAGTAAGTACTGTAAAGACCCTAACTACGCTAAGAAATCTAAAAAGAAATAATATGGCAAAGAAATTCAAAACACACATGATGTGCAAGAAAGACAAGTGTATAAAGGTCACTTCTATGGCAGAACATTTTAAATTAAAAAAAGACGGATATACTCATACTAAAAAGAAATAATTATGCCAACAGTAAAATATAGTTGTCCAGATACTGGAAAGTCAATGAAAAAAAGTTTTCCTTACAATGCAGTAGGAAAAGCTCAAGCGCACACATTTGCAAAAACTATGGGTGGTTCTATGAAGAATAATCCGAATACAAAAATGACAGAAGAAGGTTACTAATGGGAGAGCTTAAGAAATGGAGAGATGAGAAGTGGGTGCGCATAGGACTTGATGGCTCTATCAAAGGAGCTTGTGGTACAAGTAAAGACACTAAGAATCCTGACCGTTGTTTACCAATAGCAAAAGCAAAAAGTATGACTAAAGCACAAAGAGCTAAGACAGCTCGTAAGAAGAAAGCCTCAAAAAAAACTGTTGTAGCTAATACACCTAGAGCAAGAGTAACTAAAAAATATACAAAAAGATGAGTTGTAAAGGATTGACAGGAAGGGCATTAGCTAAATGTAAATTAAAAGCTGGAAAAATTAAAAGAGATTCTATTAGAACAAATAGAAGGTTTTCAAATTCTACAAACCCAGGTGTCTATGCTAAGCCCGATAATACACCAGCTGGTATTGCAAGAGGAAGAAAGTTTGAAAAAGAAAACGACTATGAGGGTTGGAAATCAATGAAACGACTTGAGAAAAAACAAAACAGAATAAATAATATCGGAAGACCTACTCAAAGAACCTCAGCTCAAAAGAAAGAGTTGACTAAACTTTACAACTATACTGACATATATAATAAGAAGTATAAAGTAAGAGACTCTATACCTTTAAGTAAGACTCAGTTTTAATGAATAATTATGGCAAAACCAAGAAGGGGAAAGGCAAAAGTAAAAATTACTTCAAGTGGTAAAAAAGTAAGCTACGGCCAAGCAGGTAAAGCCAAAGGTGGTGGTCCCAGAGTAAGACCTGGTACATCTAAGGGCGATAGCTATTGCGCAAGGAGCTTAGGAATAAAGAGGGGTTTGTCTAGAAAAAAAGCAAACGACCCCAACACTCCAAACAATTTATCTCGGAAGAGATGGAAGTGTGTTGGTGCAAAGTCTAAAAAATAAATTATGCTATTTAACAATTTTACAAAACAATTACCTCAAAACAATTTTAAAAAACGTGACGTATTTTTAGTAAATAAGCTTCAGAAAGGTTTAAGTAAAATTGGTAAGACAGCAAGTGTTTTATCTAAGATACGTGGAATAATTTAAATTGGAAAATACTAATAGAAAATATTAGTATCTTTGTACAATGAGTAACTTTAAAAAAAAATAAGAAAATGAAACAAGGATATAATTCTAGACTAGATGAGTCTATGGCTGCAAAGAATGGAAAGAAATCTCAATCTATGAAATCTCGTAGAGACGAATCAAAGGCAATGTCTAAAAAAGATTATGGTCATTCTTACGGTGGAGACCATAGCATGAGCTATGAGCATCAGTGTATTGCTAAAGGAAAAGTAGGAGCTCACCTCTCATCTGTTATTAAGAAAAGATAAATATATGTCATGTAATTCTATTAAGGACCCGTACAAGAAATCAAAGTGTATGGAAGCCCAAAGGCTTCTAGATAAGCATGTAGCTACTGAAGCGTTAGGAGGTAAAGGAAATAACACAAAGAAGGTCACTATGCATTATGGTCACGGAAAGACAAGAGACTCAATTACTTTTAACGACAAAACTGTTAACAGAGTACTGAAAAATAAATAATGGGAAAAAGATTTTTACTTTTTTTAAAAAAAGAATGGAACTCATTAATGTATAAATTGATGTTTAAAAATTACGAACCATGTACTGTGTGCATGGGTGATAGTAAAAAATGCAACTGTAAATAATGAAATCAACAGCAGTCAAACTTAAGTCTAGAGGACTCGGAGATACAATAGAAAGAGTAACAACGGCAACAGGAATTAAAAAAGTAGTTGATACTATAAGTAAGGCAACAGGAAAACCTTGCGGATGTAGTGAGCGAAGAGATAGCTTAAATAGAGTTTTTCCTTACGGTAATAAATAATAAGATAAAATAATAATAATGGCAACACCAGGAAACGAACAATTTATAGGATTTAATCCGTCAGTAGATTTAACCGAAAGAAACTCAAAATTAATAAACAGTAAAAGACAAATATATACCTACGAAGAAATGATGAGTGGAGCCATAGGAGCTACCACGTTAGATGTAGGTTCACAAGCACAATTAGCAGGAATCTCTAAGTTAGGCGCCACATATAATCTAGGTGGGATTGAATATGATTCTTATAATTTAAAATGTGTTACATCTTTAACGCCCGAAGCAACAGCACATGTTGTTGCTATTGGTTCTATTGAGGTGGGTGCTGGTAATATATTTTTTATAAGCAATCGCTCTAACATTGAGTCTGTAGACTTCCTAGGCTCTGGTGGGTATACGAATAACCCATTAAACTTTGGAGCAATGGTTGACGATGCGACTGAAATAGCAAGACCCCTTGCAGGAGTATTTTATATTAATCAAGAGAACATACCAACATTCCCAATAGAGTTTAATGCAATGTACATTGTTGCAGCAGATGCTGCAAATTTTGAATGCGATGTATATGTGGACATGGACTTTATTGTTGAAAAAGGAACAACTGTAGAATTTACAATAGCTTAAAAAATGGAAGAAACACTAATAAAAGTAACAGACGTTAAAGGAACAGTCCTTAAACCAATAGATGCAACCTTTAAAGTAGAATACAAATACGAAGGGGAAGCTGCACCAGAAGAAGTATTGGTGGGAGATGTAAAAAAAGGAGAAGTAAAGGGAGATGATTTTCCTGCACCCGATGCAGCAAAAGATTTAGAATATTCAGAGATTGTAATTGATGTTAAAGAAAAGCCTGGAAAATTACCCTATGCAAGTAAATCTATTAAATTTATAGGTGAAGTTCCTCCAATAGGTTTTCCTACAGGGCTTCCGTTTATAGGAAAAAAACCTGAAACAAAAGAAGAAAAACAATTGGCAATGCAAGCAAAACGTGAAAACCTTCTTAAAAAACTTCAAGAAATATATCCACCTAAAAAATCATAATTATGGCATATCAAAAGTTAAACGCAAGTAGGGCGGCAGTAGTTACTCCTAGCGACACTGATTTAATTCCTAACATATCTAATCCTGATACACCAAATAATGGGTGTGTTTTATATATAGGACTTCCAGGAGATGTTAGAGTTCAAACCGCTGGAGGTGATGACATAGTATTTGTTGGTTGTTATGCAGGTCAATTTTTTCCTGTAAACGTAATTCAAGTTTACGATACAGGAACAACAGCTGGAGAAATACGCGCACTATGGTAGAGAGCAATCAAACAAATAGTATGGCGCTAGACCTTAATGTAGAGTATACACTTATAAAAGAATAATGACTTTGCAGGATATTAAAATATATACGCTTAATTCATTAAGCTTGGTGGTCTCTTTTTCTAAAGTTGAAATGGTTTTAAAATTAATTCTATTGGCAGGTTCTATTATATATACAGCTCAAAGAATATGGATTAATCACAATGAAAAGAAAAATAAATAAAATAATTATTCATTGCTCAGCAACTCCTCCCAACATGGATGTAGATGCAGACAGAGTTAATGAATGGCATTTAGAAAATGGGTGGTCAGGTATTGGCTACCATTTTTTTATTAAAAGAGATGGTCGGATAGAAATAGGAAGGCCATTAGAAAAATCTGGTGCTCATACAAAAGGACACAATAAATCTTCCGTAGGGATATGTTATGCTGGAGGTGTTGACAAGGACATGTGCTCTGAAGACAACAGAACAAGCGAACAAAAATCTTCCCTCTTAGTTCTACTGCTGTTACTTAAAAATATTTTCCCCGATTCTGTTATACATGGACATCGGGATTTCTCAGATAAAGATTGTCCGAGCTTTGATGCAACTAATGAATATAAAGAATTATGAAAAAGATAATAGACTGGTTTGGTGGAAGTGTAGTTAAAGACTTACTAGGAGGACTAGATAAGTTGTTCACCTCTAAAGAAGAAAAAATAAAAGCAGAGAATGTAATTAAGCAAATTCTTATTCAAAAAGAATTAGAGTTACAGAAAATGCAAACTGAAATCATAGTCGCAGAAGCTAAAGGCAATTGGCTACAAAGAAGCTGGAGACCTATACTTATGTTGTCTTTTGGTTTTATAGTAATCTATGTAAAGTTTGTGGGTCCTTTATTTAATTTAAGAATCCCTGTGTTGGAGGATGAGTTTTGGACTTTGCTTCAAATAGGAATAGGTGGATACGTAGTAGGAAGGACAGGAGAGAAGATGATGAAGAGTTATTCAGAGACAAAAAAATAAATAGTATCTTTGTATAAATATTAAAATTAAATTCAATAAAATGGAAAGTAAAAAATTATCACAAGAAGAGTTAAGCAGTTTACAAGAATTAAATAAATCTTTTACGCAATCTAAAATCTCTATTGGAGATTTAGAGATTCAAAAAGAAGGTCTTATTTCAAAGGTAAAATTAATCAAGGCTCAGTTTGTAAAGCTTGAACAGGAACTAATAAAAAAATACGGAGACCAGTCTGTGATTAATTTACAGACAGGAGAGGTCACCGAAAAAAAAGAATAAACAATGGCTAAAATTAGTAACACCTTATCGTACCCTAATCAATCTCCAATAGAAAGTGGAGACTATTTAATTGGAACCTCTTCAAGTTCTAGTCCTGTTCCAAAGCAGACAAAAACTTTTACGCTAGGTGACATTGCTAATTTTACTGCAGAAACAATTTTAGATGGAGACCCATTTAGAATTGCAATGTTTAGTAGCTCAAACACATTAGTTAATTCACTGCTGTTTCAAGATTTTTCAGGTAATGTGTTAACACTTGACAACGGGACTGGTTCGGGAACATTGATTGTTTCTGAAGATGTTAAAGTAGGAGATGAATTACAGGTTACGGGAGAGTCTCTGTTTTTAGACGGGGTCGTGATGGAAGCATCCTTAACTGTACAAGGAAAATTTACCAGCTCAGGAGAAGCGGTATTGCTTGGTCAGGTTGCTGATGCGGCAGGTAACGTAGGTACAGGTGAACAGGTGTTAGTTTCACAAACTAATGGAACTGTAAGATGGGAGAACTATCAAGGGTCAGGATTAGAATTCCAAGGAGGCTGGAATGCTAGTACAAACTTCCCTATTTTAAGTAGCTCGTTATTAATACCTGCAAACACTGGATACTACTGGATAGTTTCTACAGCTGGTACTACTCCGCTTGACACTCAAGGAGGAGGAACAATAACAGACTGGGAAATTGGTGACTGGGCAATTATATCTGAAGACTTATTAGGTAATGTATTCTGGGATAAGATTGACAACTCATCTGTTCTTACAGGTAGTGGAACAGCTGGTACTGTTGCAATATGGACGAGCTCAAATGAACTAGGAGATTCAAAAATAAAAAATGGAGTAGGAACAAACTCTTTAATATTCAATGACACCACTGGAAGTGGAGAGGCAGATGGAGAAGCAGCTAATTCTTTTGGACAAGACAGTAAAGCTGATGGAGACTTTTCTTTTGCAGTTGGAAGAGGGGCAGAGGCCAAGGCAGATTATTCATTTGCATTAGGCTCAGGAGCTATTGCTTCAGACGAGTCATCTATTGCTTTGATGGAGAACGCTAAAGCGCAAGGAACCGCTGCTTTCGCAGTAGGTTTCGGAGCAGAGACTGATGCGCAGTTTGCAATAGCTATAGGTAAAGCCGCTTTGTCTTCAGGCGATGGCTCTGTAGCTATAGGCTCAGGCACGATTTCTTCGGGGATTGGTTCTGTTGCTATAGGAGCAAGCACAGAGGCTTCAGCAGATGCTGCTGTAGCCCTTGGTGGTGGTAGTGTTGCATCGGGAGCCTGGTCATTTGCGGTAGGAAAAAGCTCTATAGCTTCAGGCGATTCGTCTATGGCGATGGGAAACAGCTCTGATGCTTATGGAGGTAGTTCTGTTGCAGCAGGTTCTGATAGTAAATCAGAAGGAGCAAAATCTATAGCGATGGGAGAAGACGCTTATTCTTATGGAGAAGACAGTTTATCTTTAGGACTCATGACTCTTTCTTATGGTAAGGCTTCGTTAGCTGCCAATGAAGAATCTTTCTCAGCTAACAATGCTGATGTTGCTCTTGGTAAATCAGTTTCAGGTGCGGTGCTTGCGACAGTTATAAGTCAACCAACCACAAGCTCAGTTGAAGCAACCATACTTAGCGGAACAATAACTGCAGGTGATGAAATTTTTATACCTTCTCAATCAGAGTATCCATTAACTCCAATTGTAGTTCTTTCAGCTATAGAAACTTCTACTAATGTTTGGGAGATAGTAGGTGATAGTGTTTTTACAGTTGCTGCTGGAACTATGTTAGCAATAAATGAAACATCTGTATTTGCAAAAGGATACGGGATTTCAGCAGGATATTTATCTAACGCAAGAGGTAAGTACTCTGTTGCCTTGGGAAATATAAGTGTTGCAGAAGGAGAAAACTCAACAGCATTGTCATCAGGTATATCAATAGGTAAAGCGTCATTTGCTGCTACTCCTTTATCAAGAGCAGAAGGTCAAGAGTCAGTAGCGATGGCAGGTGGATTGACCACAGGAAAACGCTCATTAGCAATTGGAGAAGGAAACAGTGCATTAGCTGTAGGTTCTGTTGCTTTGGGTATAAACTCAACAGCATCAGGTGAGGAGTCAGTAGCTATTGGTGGCTCCAATGTTTCATCAGGAACTTCCTCGTTTGCACTTGGAACTGACAATGAAGCCTCTGGAAACTTTTCAATAGCTCTTGGAGCAGAAGACAATACAGCATCAGGTTCTTATTCAATATCTTTAGGAACTGGAAATGAAACTACAGCAACTAAATCAAACGCATGGGGAGACGAGAATCAAGTTAATGCTCCACAAGGTTTTGGTATTGGTTCTGAAAACACAGTGGTTTTGACAGCGTCAAAAGGTATGGCAATAGGAAGCGGTAGTAAAGTTTCTGGTGAACAAGGCCTTGCAATAGGTACAAACCTAGAGTCTACATCTTATCGTGAAACTGTTTTAGGTTCATTCAACCTAGTAGGAACTCCTGGAAGTGTAGACGCATGGGTTGCAACAGATAAGCTCTATGTTATAGGTAATGGAGAAACAGCAGGAAATGAGTCTAACGCATTAGAGATAACTAAAGCAGGAATTGTTTCTTTACCTTCTTACGGAAGTGGAACTATTACAGGAACGGTAGCTAAAACATTAGGAGTTACTGCACAGGGTCAGGTTATAGAAACTGATGCAAGTCAGCCTTTATCATGGGTAGGTCAGATAGGTGTAGATTTTTTGGGTGTTCCAGAAATACAAAAAACACAAACATCTACATTATTTGTAGGAGACCCAACAACTACTCCGACTACATTTAGAGGTATAACATTCACAAAGGATGCAGATGGAGAATATAGGCTTCGAGTAACTTACACCCCTTCAACCGTACCTACAGATAGAGACAAACTAGCGTTGCAGTTTGGGGACAATGTAGCTAGGGTTTACAGTTTCACGCTAGGAAGTCAAACTTCAGGAGGTATAACAACAGAGTTTAAAGAGTTTTTGTTTAGAACATATACTCCAGCAGGAGTAGTGGCAGCAGGACAGTTGCTTGGAAGTCAAGCGGCCAGCACAAGCGTTACGCTTTATGCTTAACTGAATTTTATTTAATATAAATTTTTAATTTAATATAATGGATATAAGAAAAATATCTGTCGGTCCAGATTATAAGTCTGGGGCTATGCATTACTTAGTAGGTCAGAACGTGTTGAATGGAGCATACAAGATTCATTTAATAAAGTACGACTCTTTATTACACTCCTACAAGATTTACATAGAAGAAGACGATGTTGTTGTTCTTTGGAAAGAGTTTAGCTCTGCTATGCCTGTGTCCATTGAATACAACATAAACTTTTGAAATCACCAACAGACTTTATAGTAACCCCCAGAGAAAATAAAAGATACTCCAATACTAAAAACATTGGAGGTATAGACTTTTTAGTTAGCTCTTCAGAGGAGGACGTAAGATATTCAAATAGGTATGCTGAAGTAAAGGCGTTACCTATAGATTATTCTGGTCCCATAAAAGAAGGAGACACCCTCCTTGTTCATCACAATGTTTTTAAATTCTACAATGACATCAGGGGTCAAAGGAGAAGTGGTAAAAGTTTTTTAAAAGACAACCTATTCTTAGTAGACCATGACCAGTACTTTGCTTACAAGCAAGATGATGTATGGTATGCTCATGACAGGTACTGCTATATTAAGCCAGTGAAAACAAAGGAGTCTGTTATATTTAAGAATACAAAAGAAGAACCCTTAGTTGGATTAGTTGAGATTCCAAATGAAAAATTAAGTAGTCAAGGAATTAAGAAAGGAGATTTAATTTCTTTTAAGCCTGATAGTGAGTATGAGTTTGAGGTTGATGGAGAAAAACTTTATCGTATGTTCGACCATCAAATAATAATGATACTATGAAATCAAACACAGAAATAAAACTAGATATTATATCCGCTGCCAGAAGCGCAGTAGAGCAGTTGATAAAAGTTGCTAGGGAGGATATAATAAAGCACGACCCCGAAGATGACCTGGCGGCAGACAGATTAAAGAACGCAGCGGCAACTAAAAAGCTAGCAATCTTTGATGCATTTGAAATACTAAACAGAATAGACGCAGAGAAGGCAGCTTTAGATTTAGCTGAAGGAGATAATAAAGTAAATACAAAACAAGGATTTGCAGAAAGAAGGTCTAAATAATATACTGTATAAGTCTTTAGAGGACTACATACCTAAAGCGGTACTCACCAACAAGAACAGAAAAAAAAGTTGGGAGTATGGATACAATGAGAAGTATGATTTTATCTGCATATCTAAAAGCGGTGAGGTAGGAGATATATTAAATATTCAAGGGTTGATAATTGGTTTACCTAAGAGACCTAAGAAAATAAATTCTCGCTCTAAATCTAATCCCATGCAATACTGGGAACGAATTGATATACCTAAGCAGCTTAGTAGAATTCAATCTATATTCCAATGGAATGAAATGCCTAACGAGTTTAAAAATAATTGGGTAGATTATATAGAGAATGAATTTGACTGCAGAGAACTTGGCTATTGGTTCTATAACAACGGAATACCTACGTACATAACTGGAGCTCATTACATGTACCTTCAATGGACTTCGATTGATGTTGGTTATCCAGATTACAGAGAGGCGAACAGGATATTTTATATTTTTTGGGAAGCATGTAAAGCAGACAATAGGTCTTTTGGAATGACGTACCTTAAGATAAGGCGCTCTGGGTTTTCTTATATGGGCTCTTCAGAATGTGTAAACACAGGTACCTTAGCAAAAGATTCAAGGGTTGGCATATTGTCAAAGACAGGTTCTGATTCAAAGAAAATGTTTACAGATAAGGTTGTTCCTATAGCAAATAGATTACCTTTCTTTTTTAAACCTATCCAGGATGGTATGGACAAACCTAAAACTGAGTTAGCGTTTAGGATACCTGCATCTAAGATTACAAAGAAGAATATGTATAATTCAGATGCAGAAGAGCTTTTAGGATTAGACACAACAATTGATTGGAAAAATACTGACGACAACTCTTATGATGGGGAGAAGCTATTGCTACTGGTGCATGATGAAAGTGGTAAGTGGATAAAACCTAACAATATACTTAATAACTGGAGAGTTACAAAAACTTGTTTGCGCTTAGGTAGTAAGGTTATTGGAAAATGTATGATGGGCTCTACGTCAAATGCCTTAAGTAAAGGAGGGGCTAACTTTAAAAAGTTATTTGAAGATTCTTCATTAAGTAAGCGTAATTCAAATGGTCAAACTAAAAGCGGACTATATTCACTTTTCATCCCTATGGAATGGAATATGGAAGGATTTATAGATAGGTATGGCATGCCTGTATTTAGAACACCTATAAAATCTATTGTAGGAGTAGACGGTGAAAGTATAAATCAGGGAGCAATTGATTATTGGGAGAATGAGGTAGACTCTTTAAAGAGTGACCCTGATGCATTGAATGAATTTTACAGGCAATTTCCGAGAACTGAATCACATGCGTTTAGAGACGAGAGTAAGCAATCTTTATTTAACCTAACAAGAATATATCAACAGATAGACTATAACGATTCTGTTATTAGGGAGCACCATCTTACAAGGGGCTCGTTCTCGTGGAAGGATGGAATTAAAGATACAAAAGTAATATGGACTCCAAATAATAGAGGGAGGTTTCTAGTATCCTGGACTCCAAACAAAAATTTACAGAACCGAGTTATAAACAGAAATGGAAAAAAATTACCTGCTA